CGCCCCCGAGAGCACCGCCGTGTCCATCCAGCGCGCCCACACCGCCCGGCACAGCTGAAACACCAGCACCGAATGCTGGAAGGCTTCAATGCGCCGGCGAAACTCCAACAGTGCTGCCCGGGTGTTCGAGTAGTTGGCCTTCAACATATCGGCCGAGAGGTTCGCGTAGGGCAAGCCGAGGGCGGCGGCCACTTGCAGCAGGGTGCGGTACTGGAAGGACTCGTAGTTGCCACCCACATCGGCGGGGGTTGAGAAAGTGATGTCCTCGCCGTCGTCCAGGATCTGCAGCTGGCCAGGTTCGAGCGGCAGCAGCGGTTCGCCCCGGTCATCGGTCTCGCCACCGTTGTCGAAGTCGCGCTCGGGCCGGCGCACGAAGCCGACGAACATCGCGGCCACCTTCTTGCGGTCGAGCTCGGCGTCGTCGTACTGATCGAGCAAGAACAGCTTCACCAGCGCCGGCGAGAAGCGCGACACCCCTCGGAGTTGCCCGGCGTCCACCGGATCGACGATGTGCAGTACCGACTCGGCGGGTACCCGTACCGTCTCCCCGGCCAGCCCCGGATCGGTGATGTCGCCCGGGTGGCGGCGCAGGAAGTGGTAGGCCACGCGCAGACCGATCCGGTCGAACTCAATGCCCTGACGGATGCGATGACCGTTCTCCAGCAACTGGTTGTGGTTCAAGGGCAGCATCTCGGCCGGGAGCATCTGCAACTGCAGCGGCACGGACAGCCCATCTTCGGGCCGACGCGGTCGAATCCGAAAAAACACCTCCCCGGCGATGAACAGCTCCCGGGCGGCCCGACGCTGCTGGCCGTAGAAATCCGTCAGCCCCTCGGCATCGGATTCATCGGTCCAGCGCAGCCACAGCCGTTGCACCCGGTCCTTGAGCACTGCATCGACAATGCCCGAGGAGGGCTTGATGCCGGTGCCCACTGCATTGCCCGCCCAAGACTCGACCGCGTTGGCGGCGTAGCCGTTGTTGCGGATCAGGTAGCGGGCACGCGCGGTCATGTCGGCGCCAGCCGACTGGATCAGTGTGTTGACGTGAGCACGGCTGGCAGCGAAGGTTTTGAGGCGTCGCGCGGACAGTCCGCCCTCGAAGCCGCCCACCATGGCACCGACCTTGCGGCGCAGGTTCTTGAGCATCCCCATCACAACCCCTTCCCGGCGTAAGCGCGGATGCGCCGGGCGCGCGGGCGGCCTTCTGCCTTGGCGATCTCACGATCCAGGTCTCCCAGGGCCGACTGCAGTTCGGCGTCCGACTTGTAGGTCACCCACTTGTCGCCGGCCTTCACGGTGAGCACGCCATTGAAGCGCGCGGCCTGCAGGGCTTCCCGCTGGGCCTTGAGTTGTTCGAGGGTCATGGACAGCACTCCCGGCCAGCGGGAGGCTGGCGGTATCAGAGGTAGTTGGAAGAAATGGCCATGCGCCGACGACGCGGGCTGGCGGTCATCGGAGTCGTCACTGGGCGTGGATCGTTTAGGGACTGACGGCTCGCCGGAATCGGCGGCAGCGCCTCGACCCGTTTGTTCAGGTTCAGTCCCATCGACAGCAGGCCGTGCAATGCCGCGTAGGCGTACACCCGGCAGTCCAGCGCTTCATTGCGCCGACCATCGGGCTTCCACCAGAATCGCTGCGGGAAGCCCTTCACATAGCGGGTGCGAATGCGCTCGGCGGTGAGTTGCTCGAAATACTGCGCATCCCGGTCCAGCGGGAAATGCATCGCGCCAGCACCAGCCTCGGATTTCTTGAGGCGGGCGTAGATCGCTTCCTTGGCGGCATCGACGCCCACCGTGAACAGATTGACCTTCCCCTTATTCGCCTTGCTCGGTCGCTTGGGCCAGATCGGGCGTTTGCCCGAGCCCCCCTTGATCGCCCAGATGCGCTTGCGCTCCCGGCCCTTGCAGAAGGCATAGGCCGCCAGGGTGTGGTGACCACCGGTGTCCAGACACGCGGCTTCGATGGTCAGGCCATTGGCCAGGGTCTCGTGCTCGAAGCGGTTACCGAGGTAGGCATCCAGTTGTGCCCAGGTGTCCGGCGCGGACGGGTCACCCCACAGCACCTTGTAGTCGATGGACCAGGACTCCTCGTCACGGCCCCAGCCGACCACCTCCAACTCCAGCCGGTCGTCCTGCACGTCGATGCCGCAGGTCAGCAGCGCCACCTCGGCCGGGATCGCAGGCCCGTAGGCTTCTCGACGTTCCATCAGGCCTTCAGCGTCCAAGGTCTCACCCTCCCGGTCTTCCCAGGTCTCGGCCAGTTTGGTGTTCACCCAGACCTTCAATCTAACGGGATCGTCTTTGGCGGCGTGGTGCTCCTGCGCGATCTCGCCCCAAGTCAGCCACGGGCTGTAGAGGCTGGAGAGGTGGAAGCCGACCGTCTTGCCATCGCCCTCGGCTTTGGCCGTCCAGCGGCCATTGGCCAGCAGTGCCGGTTTGCGGTACTCGGGGTGGATGCCATCGCACTGCGGGCAATGCCAGGCAGCGTCCGCCATCTTGTCCTTGGGCCAGCGAATGTCGCGCCAGTGGATCTGGCTGTGCGCCCCGCAGTGATCGCAAGGCACCTCGAACACCCGCTGGTCCGACTCCAGATAGGCGGCCTCGATGCGCGAGAAGCCTTTGAGCGTCGGCGTTGAGCACAGATAGACCTTGCGATTGACGAAGGTGGCCGCGCGTTGCACGGCGAGCGCCACTGGATCGCCTTCGCCATCGGCATCCCCTGGATAGCCATCCACCTCATCGAGAAACAGGTAACGCACCGGCATCGAGCGCAAGCCCACCGCCGAATTGGCGCCGGTCATGATCAGCACGCCGCCGGGGAATTCCTTCATCAGCTGGGTGTTACCGGAATCGCGTGACCGTGGGTCCTTCACCCGACTGGCGAGTTCGGGGCTGGCTTCGATCAGCGCATCGACGCGCTGCTTGGAGACGCGCTTGGCGCCTTCCACCGTCGGCTGCACCAGCAGCATCGGCCCCGGGGCGTGGTGAATCACATAGCCCAGCCAGTTCAATCCGGCTTCGGTCTTGCCGATTTGTGCCCCGGCCATCAGCACCACGCGCTCCACGCGCGAGGTAGCCGACAGCGTTTCCATCACGGCCTTCAGGTACGGGGTGCGGCTGGTTGCCCAGCGCCCGGGTTCGGCGGAGGCGACCGACGAGAGCATCCGGTGGCGGTTGGCCCAGTCATCGACGGTGAGGATGGGATCGGGCGCGAGGCCCCGTTTCCAGGCGGCGTCGACCATGGATTCAACAGTGTCCGACACACGCCACCCCGCTGGAAAATTGTTCAAAAAACAAGCAGAACCCGCTTGGCTTCTGGGGCGAACAGAGCGTGAATGGACCCATCGACACACGCTTTTGAAAGGAGCACCGCCATGAGCCAACACCATTCCACCAGCCCTAAACACGCCCCAGAGCACGACCTGCTGATCGATGAACTGCGCGACATCCAGAGCGAATTGCTCGATGCCGTGCAGCGCGCCGAGTACCTGCTGCGCCAGTCCGGATTCGACGGCGCCCGGCTGCGCGCCGAGGCCTACTGGATTCCGCACATCGTCTGCGCGCTCTCGCGCGATCACGGCTACCTGGGCGGCTCGATGGTGACCATGGAAGACACCATCCAGGAGATCGCCGAGGCCTTGGGTGAAGAGGACGAGGACGACTGCGCGTCCGACCCGCTCACCGAAAGCCTCGGCGAAGAAGTTGATGCAGAAATAGATGCGAAATCGCTGGAATGAGCTTGGCTTCTGCGCCGAACAGAGCGTTCATGCAGACACGCCCACACACCAAAACGGAGATTGAAATGGCCAAGACCACGCCTCAGACAACCCGCCGCAACACTGCCCAGACGCTGGATGCACTGCTGACCCGGATCGCCCAGGAGCACCTCTTCATCGACACCTTGGAAACCCGCAAGAGCGACTCGCTGGACTTCCACGATGTCAGCGTCTGGGGCGTCAAGGAGGCCCTGATCGCCGCCTACCAAGCCGGCCTGGCTGCCGCCCAGAAAGCCGCCTGATTCCACCCACCACTGACGGAGAAACGACCATGAGCAACCAGATTGCCCCCATCACCGAACGCCAACTGGATCTGATCACCCGCGCCCATTGCGATGCCAATGGCCTGATCGAGCCTCTGCTCGAGCTCAAGGGTGGCGCCAAGCTGAAGATGATCGCCAGCCTCGCCAGCCGCCACCTGATTGAGCAGGCTGATGGCCAGTGGCGCCTGACGCGCTCGGCGATTGCCATCATCAAGGGCGAGGCCAAAGCCGAAGAGGTATTGCCGAGCCCTGTGGCAGCTGATAACGCCACCGAGGAGGACGCAATCGCCACCGCCGCCGCCACGACCCCAGCTCCCTTGGCCACACCAGCGAGCGATTTCGCCCCAACCGGTCGCGGCCACAGCAAGCAGGCGCTGGTGATCGAGATGTTGAAGCGCCCCGAGGGCGTGACCATCGCGCAGATCTGTGAGGCCACCGGTTGGCAGGCCCACACCGTGCGCGGCACCTTTGCTGGCGCGCTCAAGAAAAAGCTGGGCCTAAATATCGTCTCCGAGAAGATCGAAGGCCCCGCTGGCACCCCGGGCGCCGGCCAGCGCCTCTACCGCATCACCGAGGAGGTCAGCGCATGAGCACCATGACCCTCACCATCGAGCGCACACCACGCACCTTGATGATCAACGGGCAGGCGGTGATCGTGGAGGAATTGGGGGTGCGCCTGCCCTTTGCCCGCAAGCCGGTCAATCTCGATGAGGTCGGCGGTCATGGCCAGACCAAGGTCTTTGTGACCGAGACGCGAGTGATGACCGAGGCTGAGTTCGATGCCTTTGCGCGCAGCTTGATGGCCTCACGCGATTGGCTGGCCGGCAAAGGGGGCGGCGTGAAGAATGAAGGAGGCAGCGGCTACCTCTGCGTGGAGGTCACAGCCCCCGGTCGCCCCTACCTCTACGTCAATCCCGAGGGCAGCGATTACGCCCGCTACGTGGCGCGCTTGGGCTGAGGCGGGCGCTGTGGCACACCCCCAACTTGATCAAAAAATAGTCGATCTTCTGCTTGCTATTCCGTCCAGGTAGAGCGTTCATAGACCCAACGAAACACCACCCGCAAGGAGCCCAAAATGAACGCCACCACCCAGATCCCCGCCACCCAAAACGACACCTGGGGCTTTTACGGCACGATGAACGAGCAGGCCGAAGCCGCCTGGCCCCTGGCCATGACTGCCATCTCGGACGCCACCTGCCAGCCGCTGGAGTCAGTCCGCACCTTCCTCGACAGCCGTCACGGTCGCCACTTTGCCGACGATGTGCAAAACGGCCTCTACACAGGTGCCACCCTGGCCGACGCGATCAACGCTGCCACGCAGCGCTGGATGGGCTGGACGATTGGCCGCAGCACCAGCAAACATTACGGCATCCCCAAGGGCCTGCCTTACCTCACCGGCTTCGTGATTCACTGCGAGATCATCGAAGAGTCCCTGGCGGCTTGAGCCATGAGCCGCACTGTTCGCGCCCTGCGCTTTGACGCCAACCAGCGGCCACGCGGCCAGTGCCTGATCGGTCTGGAGTGGCGCGGTCGCACCATCGTCGCCGTGACCCACCAGGAACGTTGTTACCTGCCCACCGGCCGAACGGCCACCCGCCCCACGGGCGAGCCAGTCATCGAAATGATGGCGCGGGACTATTTTGTGGAGCGTCTGTGGTTGAGCACCGATGGCACCGTGCTGTGGGAACAGCAGCCGCTGGCGCTTTGACCCGCCAGGCCTCGAAGGCGCGGCGCAGCACATAGCTCCGGACCAGCGACACGGCCGTGAAAATCAGGCCAATCAGCAAATTCTCCTGCAGCGTGGCGTGCAGACCAAACAGCGGAAACACCGCCGATTGGGTTGCCACCGCCACGCCATAGCCAACCAGCACATTGGTCACGGCTTCCAGCAGGGACATCCAGCGCGACTGCTTCACACCGCCACCTCGGCATCCACATTACTGGCGTCGGCAGCATCGGCTGCACTGACCAGGTCATCGAAACGGACACCATCCGGTTCCCGTACCGCCTGCGCCCCGGCGTATTCCTGCCAGCGGCGAACAATCACATCAACGTACTTGGGATCGAGCTCAATCAGCCGTGCTTGGCGACCGGATTTCTCAGCGGCGATCAGCGTGGTGCCAGAGCCGCCGAAGGGATCGAGTACCACATCACCGGGCCGGCTGGAGTTGCGAATGGCCCGCTCGACCAGCTCCACCGGCTTCATCGTAGGATGCAGATCGTTAACGCGCGGCTTGTTGAAGTGCCACACATCGCCCTGGTCGCGGTCGCCGCACCAGTGCCGGGTCGCCCCCTCGGGCCAGCCGTACAGGATGGGTTCGTACTGGCGCTGGTAGTCCGAGCGCCCCAGCGTGAAGGTGTTCTTGGCCCAGATGATGAAGGTCGACCACTTGCCGCCAGCAGCGCGGAAGGCTGCTTGCAGAGTGTCGAGTTCCGATGAGGACATCGCCACGTAGACCGCGCCATTGCATCGGGCCAGCGCGGGCTTAAACGCCGCCAGCAGGAAGTCCTGGAATCCGTCCCCAAGGTTGTCGTTCAGGATCGGACGGTTGGTGCCGCGCAGCTTGTCCTTGGCCGTGTTGGCATAGTCCACGTTATAGGGCGGATCTTGGAAGATCATCGCCACCCGCTCGTTGCCGAGCAGCGTGTCGTAGCTCGCGGCATCAGTGCTGTCGCCACAGAGCAGCCGGTGCTGGCCCATGATCCAGACGTCGCCGGATTTGGAGACCGGCGTGACTGGCACCTCGGGGGCGGCATCCTCGTCGGTGTTGCCCTCGGCAGTGGTTTCCTCGCCCGCCATGATCTCCAGCAACTCGTCGTCGTCAAAGCCGGTGAGCGACAGGTCAAAGTCATCGAGCTGCAGCTCTTCCAGTTCCAGACGTAGCAGGTCCTCGTCCCAGTCCGCCCAGGTGGCCGAGCGGTTGGCCAGAATGCGAAACGCCTTGATCTGCATCGGCGTCAGATCATCGGCCAGCACCACCGGCACGGTCTCCAGCCCCAGGTGCAGCGCTGCCTTCAGGCGAAGATGGCCGTCTACCACCTCGCCCGTGCTCTTGGCGATGATCGGGATTCGAAATCCAAATTCCTGGATGGCACCCGCCATCTGTTCGATGACGTGGTCGTTCTTGCGCGGGTTGCGCCCGTAGGGGATGAGTTTGCCCACCGGCCAGTGGTGCAGTTCGATGTCTTGCATAGGGGTCTCTCAAAGGTGTGCTGAGCCGATCCGCGAACCGACCTATCGAGACAACTCCTCGAGGGCCTGGCGGATTTCGTCGTCCAGTCGTTGTTCGATCACGCGCGGGTCCTGCTCGGCCGCCAAGGCAGCCGCCAGACGGCGTGGAATGGTCTGCATCCGGTCGCGCAGACGGCGCGCTAGGTTGAAGGTGCGCATCTCCACCTCATCGCTGCTGATCAGCTTGGCCGTGCGCTCCTCGTACTCGAGCTTGGCCAGGCGTGCGGCGTAGGCTTCGCGGATGGCGCGGCTGGTCTGGTAATCGGGCGCGGCAATGCGGCCGGTTTCCAGAGGCGATTGCAGCTCGCGGTTGGCAACCGGTGCCGTGGAAACCGGGGTGGAAACAGGTGGGGTTGCCACCTTGGACGCTGGTTTCTTGGCGCTGGTGTTCAGGTTCTGCGACGGCAGCGTGTTGCGCGCCCACTGGGCATCGGCCTTGGCCGGGTCAATGGTGCCGTCAGCTTCTTTGCTGATGCGCCCGGCCTTGATGGCCTTGGCCACAGCGGTGTGGCTCACGCCACGGTGTTGGGCATAGGCCCGGATGGACAGTCCCATCGCATTCCTCCGGGCCGGGCGGGTCAATCAATCGGAAATCGGCTGGATCGTTGTGGGCTCCCTCGGGGTGGCAACTGGCAACCTGTTTTCGGCTCTGGCGCTAGGCAAGCGTCGCGCTGCGCGCGGCCCCCGCGTTTCAGATGGCCCGGGAGGACCCGTCAGATGTGTCAGGTGCGTCAGCTCGCCCGGGTCAGTTCCTCGCGCAGCGCCCGCTCCATCTGCCGTTGGTACTCCCGCAGGGCCACGCTGCGTACCGTGTCGGCCATGCCAAAGCGCGGCTCGACCTTCTGCTGACGGCGCAGCAGGTACAAAGCCAGGATTCGTTTTTCACCCCGGCGCTCAAACACGCTACCTGCGTGGTAGAACACGTTCTTTTTCGCCATCACTTGGCCCGGCCACTGGCTCTTGGGGATGACGCGGGTCTGGGCCGTCTGCGCTATCGGCCCGACAGGGATCGCCAGCTTGCCGGTCTTGGTGCCACCGGTTTCCTGCAGCGCCATGAAGCGGTCCCGTGCCCAGACCTCGGCCATCAACGTGCGGGGCTTGGCCGGTGTCACGCCAATGCCCCGACTGATCCACGGGCGGCGCAGGTTGAAGCGCTCGGGCAGGCCGTCGCGCACCGCATCGCGGGCGTCGAACGCCGTGCGGGTCAGAGCCTTGGCGGCAGCATTCGGGACGTACTGCTGGGCCAGATCCGAGAGGTGCTCGGTCGCCTTGGCCACATCGGCGGTGACATCAAGTTTCAGCATCGGCGGACTTCCGGCGGCGAGGAGTAGCAGGGGCTTCGGCAGTCGGCTCGGCAAGGATGCCGGCCTGCTGCGCCAGGATCTGTTCGGCGGTGGCTGCATCGACCTCGACCGTCAGGCCGGGGACGAACGAGCGCGTGCCACCGTCGCCGGTGAGAACCACCGGACGGGTGATTATGAGTTTCATAGGGGAGTCTCCAGCGCTGGGCAGATAGGCGAACGCCAGGCCCAGAAACGACAACGCCCACCGGAACGAATCGGGTGGGCGCAGTTATCAGCAGTACGTGAATACTCTACCTTGTGTGTTCAAACATTCAACTAGGTTTTGTCGTCGAGCGCTGAATTTTTTTCAGCGAACTGCGCTTCGATGTCCATCGCGCCGTGCAGCACGCGGACGATACGCACCAGACCGGGCTCCTCGAAGAAAAACACGACGTAGTTGCCATAGGCACATGAGCGCAGGCCTTTGCCGAGCTCCGGCCTTGGCCGGTAGGCTTGGGGCGCCTCCGTGATCTTTCGGCACTGTTCGCGCAGTTCCCGAACAAAACTCATCGCCCGCCGGGGGTTGTCGCGAGCGATGTAGTCACCGATGGCCTCAAGATCCGTCTCGGCCTGCGGCAGAAATACCAGTCGCATCAGGTTCTTTCAGCCGTTTCAGCCATGGTGCGATACTTCGCCTCAAGTCGATCAAACACCTCATCCGCAGGAACATCCGGCCCACTGGCCATGCCCACAGCAATCGCCTCGCGCAGGGCCTGCAGCTTGGTCGCCTGCTCGGCTTCGCGCTCTTCGAGCAGGCGCAATCCGGCACGGACCACCTCGCTGACGTTGTTGAAGCGGCCCGAGTCGACCTGCTGGCGGATGAAGGTCTCGAAATGGGGGCTGAGAGCAACACTGGTTGGCATCGCTGTTCCTCCTGCTAGTTAATAACAGTTATTAAACTCAGCCCCGCGTCTCTTGTCAAGGAACGGCCTCGGTCTGTTGAGGGCGTCTGCTGCGCGCACTACCGCTACGGTCGTATCCATAGTACCGAGCCAACACCCCCAGCCCCGCGATCAGAATGCCCTTGGCCTCGTGCAGGGAGATCGCCTTGCCGGCCCAGCCCTGGCGAAGCGCCCACTCTCGGACCGATTGCCCCAATCCGGCCACGTACCACAGCGCCGATCCGGCCGGACTGCCACTGCCGCCCACCGCCTCCAGCGCATCCCGAACGGCCCGGGCAGCACCGGCGTTCTTCTCGACCATCATCTGCCCGGGTGCTGTACCACCCGGCAGACCATCGAGCTTGGGACTGGCGATACCACTGCCGAACGCCCGGGCGAAGTCCTGCGAGAACTGCTGCCCCGCGTCGTGCATCAAACCGGTGATGCTGCCGTTCCTGAGCATCAGCGCCAGCGTGTCCACGGTGCGGTAGTGGTCGACGGGTTTCTGGTTGTCGTCCTCCTCTCGGACGTAGCGGATCACGCTGCCATCGGGACGTGTCAGTTCATGGCCGATAGGCGGTTTGCGTTCAGCCCTGGCCTTGGCGCGTTGGGTTTTCTTGGTCATGGCCGTGCCTCCCCGAGTTGCCCGAGGGTGGCCAGCGCACCATCGCGGCTGCGGCGCAAGGTGACGGACTTGGGCGTGGTGGCGATCACCGTCCAGGTCTCGCCATCACCCCGGTCGATGACCTCGCCCTCGGCCCAAGGTGTGCTCCTACGGGAAGCCGCATTGCGCGCGCCGTAGAGCTTGGTCGCAATGCCGGACAGGAACGCCCGGTCCCACTCATCAAAGATGTCCTCCAGCGGCACGACCACGATGCCTTGTTTGTGCCAGGCCGCTGCACGCATCGCGCGCAGCTCTTCGGCATTCGCTGGTGACTGCGGTGTCATCCTGCCCAAGGAGCAGGGAATCGAGGGTGTACTCATGCGCATGCCACACCCCCTTGGGCCATCACCCAGTCCAGCAGCGCCAGCGCATCGGCGTGGTTGTCGTCGACCGGATCGAAACCGCGCGCCTTGGCTGCAGCGATCATCTCGGCCTTGCCGGCGTTGCCCTTGCCGGTGGCGTGCTTCTTGATCGTGCCCACGGGCACGCCCTGATACGGGATCTGGTGGTGTTCGCACCAGGCCGTCAGGTGCGCCATGAAGCCGCCGTAAATATGCGCCGCATCCACACCCTTGTGGTTCCTGACCTCTTCGTACACCACCAGATCAATGCCATCAGCGCATTGCTTGATTTCGGTGAGCCAGCGTTTAAAGCGCAGGTAACGAAAGCCACCACCTTCGAAACGCTGCGGGCGGAAATTCTCACTGCCGCCGTTGATGAGTCCGTCACGGGCAGACAAGGCCCATCCAAGTTGCGAGCCCAGATCAAGGGCCAAAATCGTTGTCGTCATGTTCGTCAGTCCTGTGTTTTGGGCGGTCTGACGCAACTGACTCGGTTTACCTATTACTCCTTCTTCTTTGTATATAGAGGGTAATCTAGTAATTGAGTCAGATACGTCAGAGCCGCGTCGATTCAATGAAGTGGTTCGGGCGATTTCCGGCGCAAAATCAGTCATCGGCATAGGGATACCTCTGCTTGGGAATCTCCTTCAGGCCGATGCCCTGGTAGCCGCGAATGCCCATGCTGTTGCGCCATTTCTCCAGCCCCTTGCTCAACAACAGGTCGGAGAAGCGCCGCTGCGAGCCGATGAATTCGCCGCTGGCGTCCGCCCACTGTTTCCAGTCGTTGAAGAGTTCGGCGGTCAGGGACTTGGCATTGGCGTGCAGGACGCAGCGCTCATCCATCCAACGGCCAATCGCATCCTCTGCCTCGAAATATTCAGCAGTTGCCTTGAGCACTGACTCGGGTGGTTGCAGCCCCTCGCGCTGCCAAATCAAGCAGCCCTCCAGCGCCCAATTCAAAATGCCGTCCCGCTCGGTGAGCAGCTTGGCCTGCAGTTGCCGGTCACGCCGCTCGGCGGGGATGGTCACGGTGAAGGGCACCAGATGCATCCGCCGCTTCATTGCCTCGTCGACGTTGCGGATCGAAGGCTTGTGATTGCCGGAGATCACCAGCTTGAATTGCGGCGAATAGGTGAAGTAATCCTGGCGCATGAAGCGCGCCGTGACCCGATCCCCGCCGGTGATCTCCTTGATCTTGGCCTCGTTCCAGCGCCGCCCCTGTTCAGTTTCGGTCGCCGTCACCAACCGTGAGCCACGCAGTCCCGCTAGATCCGTCGGGTGACGCTCGGTGCGCGTTTCCATGAAAGTTTCCATGGGCGCGTTGGCGGCGTAGTCACCGAGGATGGTGAACAGCGTATTCACGAACACCGACTTGCCGTTGCTGCCTGTGCCGTACAAAAAGAACAAGGCGTGCTCCTGCGTGGAGCCCGTGAGGCAGTAGCCCGCGACCCGTTGCAGATAGGCCTGCAATTGCGCATCGCCGCCCGTGATTTCCTTGAGGAAGGTC